TCCACTTCTTAAGGGACTTCTGAGACTTCTTCAGGGCCATTAGTCCCTGTAGCCTCCACCAGACTCTTTGTACTTTTTGGCCAGCATCTGCGCTTTACGCGCAGACCACTGACCGGGTTTGCCGCCCTTACCGCCAGCCTTGATCTGGTTAAACAGTCGCTTACGCAGAGCGGGCTTCGTGTAGTTGCCTGCCTTATTGACTGTTGACTTTTTCTTAGCTGGTTTCTTGGCGGCCACAACTTACTCGTAGAAAACGTCTGCTTCAGTGAGGTTTGTCATCAAAAAATAAATTCCGTTTCTGACAATAAATCCACTGTTGGGCACCTGAAACACATTGGCAAAAGTGTCTGCCGCAGACGTATGTTTGGACATAATCCAGCGTTTTGGTGCTTTCTGGGTTGAGCCGCTATTCGCAACATATTGACAAGCTGGGGTGCCTGTAATGGTGTCTGAGTTCAACATCTCTACCGTAAATGCATTAGCGGTTGTCACAGTAATCGGATAATTACCCGGTTGTGCGGTGCCGCCTGTCCCTACAGCAAAATTGATCCCAACAACATCACCCGTAGACAAGCCGTGGCCTGTATCAGTGACCGTGACTGTCGCCCCAGACTGAGCATAAGTCCCTGTTTCTGGAGCCGTGTCGGTATCGAACACTACGAAAGTTCCCGCAGAGGCCGTACCTATGACGCTAAACTCCTTCAGGCGATGCCGACCGAAAGCGACGAAGCCGCTCTCATGCCGATGCCCCTGAAATACTTGAGATAAACTATCCACGGGTTACCTCCTTATGAGAGGTTACGGTTTTGCGCGTACAGGACAGTAACAGTGGCCGCACCTGCGGTAGCCGCAGTGCCAGTCTGGTTGTATGTAACCGTCACATCTACGTCAGAGGTGCCGATGTCGACCAAGTTTCCAATTTGCGAAACGTCAGATGTCGCTAATACGCGAGCCTGCGCGCTAACGTTCAGCGCGTCTGCATACTTGTTTGCAGTAGAGCCGTCACCAAGGTCAAATGTGTTGGTGGTTCCAGCATCGAATGCGGTGGTCACATCGACTGTGATTTGAAAAATCTGGCTGTTTGCGGGAAGTGTTGCAACAACAGTTGTAGTGCCGTCATCGCCAAAAACCACGTTTGCGCTTTGCGCCATAAGCACAAAACCAACGTTAGCCTTGTCTTCACCTACTGTCGTGCCAGTAGTTTCCTTAATAGTTCCAGCCTTGATAGGGCCTGAAAAAGTAGTAGTTCCCATGTGATTTCTCCTGTCTTGGGATTGTCAGTGTTTCACATGAAACATCTGTCAGGAAAGAATATAACAAAAAGGGGGCTAATGCCCCCCTTAAGTTTAACTTGAACCGGGAGACCCGTAAATTCCAAGTGGATCAGAAACCCCGAAGGAGTAACGTTCACGCGCCTTATAGCGCACGTTACCTGTATCGAAGTCACCATCCATAGAAGTTTCGAGTGGAGTCCGTTCAAAGTGCTTCATACCATTAGGAATATCCGTAATGATAAAGAAAGCATTGCTATCGGTCAGATAGTGGTTAACGCTGTAACCTTCTGGGATTGCGCCCATGTTACGAATAGCGTTAATGTCGTTGTCCGCCGTGCCAACTCGCTGAGTAGATTCCAACAGACGATCTGCTGTAAACATCAAAGCGGGTGGTACAATCAAGCGACGAGGACGCGCAGCAATTAACAAGCCTCTTTCGTCAGTGAAGGCAGCAATGTCAATAATTGCATTTTCCAAAGACGTTTCATTGAGGTCAGCAGCCGTCACAGGACGGTTGTTGTTTTTGCCGCCACTAACCAATGGGTGACCATCGCCACCGGTAACTCCGTCACCAGAAGCAGTGAACAGGTTTACACCGTCCCCAGACTGATAACTATTAGAGAAGCCATTGTTAAGAGGGAATACCGACTTAACTTGCTTAGTGTATGCCATAGCGCGGGCAAGAGCCTTGGTATAACGAGCAGACAATGAGTCATACAAGTTATCTTCCATAGCTTCTTCGGTAATACTAAAGCCCATAGCAATTGTTTCATGATTGTAGCGAGCCGTGAAAGATTCTTGTGCAGAATCATAACTGATGGCAGCGCCTTCAGCTTTGACTGGTGCAGCAGCGAATCCAGACAGCTTTACTTCTTCTTCAAAAGAACGATCAGAACTTTCAGTCTCATAAATGAGAGTGTGTTCATCTTCGTATTTTTCGTACTCCAAGCCAAAAAGAGCATTAAGCCCCGGCAGGAGTTCTTTAAGCATTTGCGCTCTTGAAATAGCCATTACTTAATTCTCCTTAAATGCCAGTTGTATTGTCGTACTGATGACCTACGTTGAACTTCATAATGATGTCCGTGTAAGCATCGCCTATAGCACTGTCTGGCCCGTCAACAAAGTCAACAATGCGGAAAGGCAATGTTGCAGTTGTTCCTGCGGTGCTTTGGTCAGCAGCATTTCTGCTACGTCCAATGCTAGTTGAGCCAGCCGTGTAGGCTACGTCAATGTTATTCCCAAGATTTGTTTGGGCTAAAGAGCCGTCCGCTTGCATGCGGAACAATACATTGGGATCGTCTACAACATACGCCATGATATCCGAAGCGGCAGTAGACGCTGGGAAATACTGAGAGAACGTTAGTTGATTGGTGTTGGGATCTGTGTAAGAACAACCTACAAAAACACCGACAAAGGCAGGGGTTCCTGCTGCGTCAGTGGTAGTTTCTTTTTCTACAGTTCCTGCTGCTACGAGTTTTACAAAATCGCCGTAAAATATAGCGGTGCCGTAACCACTTGCAATCTTAATATGCCGAACTTTTCCTGTAAAAGAGCCGCTAGCACTAAGAGTATCAGTAGGTTCTGCACCCATTGGGGTTGCAGTAGTAGCCATTTTTGGCCTCCTTACTAATTAGAAGCCTCTCTTTCGAGTTTAACTTCTGCCGAATGTTGTTCTCGTATTTCGCTCAGGTTTCATAAGCGGCATACGAGGGTCATTTTCACGCAAGAAGTTGTTATCAACAGACTCCATCTGATTTGATGCGACCTTTTCGAAGTGTCTGGTTCGTGCATTGATCTTCTCCGAAGGAGCTTTACAAAGCAATAAACCGCCAACTTCAACATTGCCTACAAATCTTGAGTTCAAGTCTGACTGAATTTCTAGCTCTGGATGATCTTCTGCCTTTACAGGAATCCAACCTTCTCTCATTGACCTAGAAACATTTGTATTGTCAGCTTGACCCAGAATACTAGTCCGAATCCAACGGAACGTCCAACCATCTTGAGGCGTGGGTTCAGGCAAAATAGATGCCGGTGACCAACTATCATCTGGTCGATACTGTTCTTCTTTTCGCGTGTCGCTTTCTCTAGGGGTGCGCTCTGTTGCCATTACCATTCTCCTTTTAGAGCATCTCGGCGTGTCGGGCATACTGTTCATTTGTTAACCCAAGTCGCTTGGCGAGGGCTACTTGAGTGGCCGTTAACCGTACTTTGCGCGGTTTAGCACCATTATTCCTTGCGGAAGGTGCCACCACCGTCGAGGGTCGATTAGTCGTCACGGTCGCGCTACGGCCATTTGTATCGCTTGAATCCGACCAATCGTAATCTGGAAATGCTGATCTTACTTTGTTATCTATGTAATCAAAATACTCTCTTGATCTTACATCAATGCCTGATCGAACAGCTTGCGTATGTGCCCCATAGGCTAACGCAGTCATATCTTCATAACCTTCAGCCATAAACCAGTTATTTTTTTGAGCCCATTGCTCTGCTTCTGGTGTAACTTGTGGCCGAACTTGTTGTTGAGCAGCTACGTTTTGAGCAGCTCTTCTTGCAATATCTTGCTGATACGCTTGTTGTTGAGCAGCCTGAGCGTTCTGAGCTTGATTGCTTAGGTTGTTTCTATACCTTTCAATCTCAGATAACTCTGTTTGAGCTTTAAGCATTTGCTCTTGAGTATTTACTACTCCATCCGTATCGCCTTCTTCATAAGCTTTACGGTAGCCTTCTTTTGCTTGCTCTAATCTTAAGTGGGCTCTTTCTCTAATCTGCTCAACTAATGCTGCTTCGCCTCTACTTATTAGAGACTCTTGCTCTTGAGCTTTATTTGCATATTGCTGAGCAACCCTGACAGCTTCTTCTCGCATTCTTTCTGCGGATTCTCGCTGACGGCGCTCTTCATGATAATCAAACTTAAGTTTATTAAGCCTTTTCTGAACTTTATCAGAATACTGGCCAAGCTCTTCGTCGTCATCACTAGAACTTTGCGAAGCTTTAGCGGGTCTCCTGTCTTTTTGAGGACGGTCATCAATAATTTCAAACTCGTACTCGCTAGACTCAGAGCCCGTTTCGGCTTGTTTCTTTTTTTCGTGCGTAGTTTTTATGCCGAAAAATTTTTCTTCTGCGCTATGAGAGCTATCTTGTTCCTCAGGAACTTGATCTTCTATTGCTTCACTCATGCTTTTACGATCCCCCTTGGGTCTTCAACTACAGCTTCAACGCTGTCATCGTTTATTAACCGGAACTCTTTGCCGTGAACTTTGAATCGAGTACCTGAGTAAGACCTCATAATGATCCAATCGCCCTCTTCACAAAAAGAACCAGAAGGGAATCTATTCGCATCTTTGTAGCAATCTGGCCCCATTTTAAGAACCATCCCGCAGATAGAACCAAGCTCTTCTTCCTGAAGAGTTTTCTTGGATTTAATTATCCCGCCATCATATTCTGAATCGGGATCTGGTAGCGCAATCAAAATCTTATAGCCTTTAGGCTCAGGAAGTTGGTTTGCGTTTCGAGACTCTTTGGTCTCTAGTTGCTGAGCAGTTTCGCTCATATACTCTCCTTTGCATCGGGAAAACGCCCGAAGTCGCTTGCACTAGGAAAACGCCTAGAGTCGTTATTGCGCGTTCTCGTATCGAGACTTAGCGTCTAGTATCTCTCGTTCAGCTTGTGCTAAACCATGAATAATTCCGCAGCATTTTTTGTACTCTGCAAAATCTTCACATCCGCCACCACTAATGTGATCACTTATGTCATTCATTCGATCTCTAACATTTGACCTCAAATAATCAAATATGTCTACTTCTTTTGTCATTTATTTCCCATAATATCTTTAGCAACTTGGACACCAAGCTTCGCTCCATCTAGTTCATTTTGAGATGCTATCCTAGAAGCTTCTAATTCTTCCCTAGAATTAGTCTCAGCTATCTTTGCTCCAATTTTTGCGGTCTCTAATCTTTCTTGCTGGTCTAATCGCTCTCTATCCAGCTCTGATTTCATCATAAGTTTCTGCATATCTAGCTGTATCTTAGCCATTTCAGCTTGAGCACGTTGCTGAACTTCTTGTTGTTTAATCTGAAGCTCTTGTTGTTGCATTTGCACTATAGGGTCTTGAGCTTTTTGTTGAGCTTGCTGCGCTTGCTGCTCTCTTGCCGCTTTACCTGTAACTTGGGCCGCAGCAGGAGCTACCAGTCTGGATATTCTGTACTCAATATCTTCAGGCAGCGACTCTTCTGGGGTTGGAAGCTCTACTCCAAGTTCTTTTTCTATTTCTTGCCTGTACTTGAACGCCAAGTGCTCTTGTACATGCGCCGACATCTCCGCTATAGCTTTGTTTGCGTTGGGGCTTTTGCCCATTATCTCCATAACCTGCGGATTTTGCGTCAAACTCATGTGAGTCTGGATGTGAGCTTCGTGATCTTGGTAGATAAACGCTTTGACAGGCTTACCATTAATGATATTCATGTTTTCACTAACAGGATCAGTGGGTTTCATGTCCTTATCTGTAGGAACAATCTTTTCTGCGTCCTGAATGCCCAATATATCTAGCATTTTACGATGCAATAACGGCATATCGTACATTTCTGGGGCTTGAGCCGCTAATTGCAGAGCTGCTTGGTACTGCATTATTCTTTGAGCCATTGTTCCAGCGTTAGGATCGCTGACAGGAATGATATCTACGCGATCATCGAAGTCTTCAGAGACTAAATCGTCGGTATCAGGCAGATATGGGTACTTTTCGGGCCCAAAATCCCTTACAAGGCCACTTAATATCCTTAATTCTACGCGCATAGAGGCGTGTAATCGGGCCTGAATGGCGCTCATTACCTTCATTGACCGCTCAAGTATGGCCAATGTTGTGCCAACAGGGGCTTCTGCGTTCATATCTGCAGCTTTAACGTCTCCTGCGGAGGCAAATCGCCTACCTTCTTCTACAATATCGCCCATCAACTGATACAAAACGTTGCTTGGCTCTTTATATGGCATGAAGCTGATGTTGTCTTTGATCGCTCCACCCGGAACATCTACGTCTCGGAACTCTCCGGGCATGATTGGGGTGTCATCACCCTTAATTCTTAGTCCTCTAGACTTAAGTCCGCCCGGAAGATTAGATAAAGTACCCGCGTCTACTAGTTGACGGAGTAATGATGTAGCCGATTTGGCTAGTCCACCTATCATGTGGATCAATCCAAACCCATAGAATCCTAATCCGGGTATATATTGGTAATGAACGAAGTGCTCACGCTTTGTTTTTAGGTTATCGCCCTCATACCAATTGCGCCGTATAGATAATATTTCTCTAGAGCC